GAAGAACCGGAACGTCTTCGTGGTCCTCAGTTTGACTTCGCATGGGTTGACGAAATCGCGGGTTACGATATCAACACGCAACAGATGACTTGGGATATGTTGCAATTCACTTTGCGCTTGGGATCAAATCCAAGATGCGTTGTAACAACAACTCCGAAACCCACTCCATTGATCCAGCAGTTAGTCAAGCTCGCAAGGCATCCGATCAACAAGATCGTAATGACAACAGGATCGACTTATGAGAATAAGGCTAATCTCGCGGCTCCGTTTATGCGGCAGATTACGCAGTACGAAGGCACGAACCTGGGGAGGCAGGAGATTCACGCTGAGCTAATTGATATCGAAGAATCGGGTATCTTGAAACGGTCTTGGTTCAAACAGTGGCCCGCGAAGAAAGCGATGCCTCTTTTTGAATTCGTCATTCAAAGTTACGACACTGCGTTTACAGAGAAGACCGAGAATGACCCGACCGGTTGTGTGACGTTTGGCGTCTTCCGCCCAAGTCCTGATGAACCTCATTGTGTCATGATCCTGGATTGCTGGACCGAGCATTTGAAATATCCAGAACTCCGTAAAAAGGCGGTAGAAGAATTCAAATGCACTTATGGTGATCAAGAAGCCCCTGTTGATCTTCTCCTTATTGAAGACAAAGGTTCTGGTATCCCTTTGATTCAAGATTTGCAACGGGCAGGTTTGCCGATACGGAAATACAATCCCGGACGCCCTGACAAAGTCATGCGCCTCCATGCGGTTTCTCATCTTGTTTACAACGGGCGCGTTTGGATACCAGAGAGTAAACAGGTTCCAGGGGAATTCGTCACATGGGCAGAAGATTACTTGCGCGAGGTCTGTGCATTCCCCAACAGCGCACATGATGAATTCGTCGACATAACTTCACAAGCCTTAAGTGTCTTCAGAGATCAAGAGTGGATCTCAATTGATCCAGAACCTGAAAAGAATCAATACGAAGAAGATGACGAAATCGACGGGCAATTTCGGAATCCATACGACAGTTGACGATTAACGTTTACTGCTTTACACCGTGAGCGGTTGAGCCATACTATGCTCAAACTTTGTTTGCGGGTGATCTATGGGTGGTATCTATTCAGATTCGGTTCCTAGAGGAAGCGGTATCCAAGATCTAGCCGGATATATTGATCGCATTCTTAAAGAAATGCAGATCAACGGTTCTAAACAACACGATAATGGTCTGTTGAACTGGATGCACGTTTACCGCAATGATCCTGAAATGTACGAACGTCTTCAGAACGTCTATCGCCACGGTTATTCAAACGTTCTAAATCCAGATCCGAATATGAAACGGTGGTATTGACATGCGAACCCTTCAAGACCTGATTGACGACTTTCAGAAGACAAATACTGTCAAAGCTCCACCGCGCAATCCGCTAGTTTCCGGTCAAGCGGAAATGGCGAAGAAGATCAAAGCGTTTCTGAACAAATACGAAACGAAGAAGCTCGGTAAATCTGATTCCCCTTGGAACCGTTACGGAGCAGGACACGAAATCGGCTCGCTCCTATTCGGTGAATCACCCGAACTCCTTGATGATATGTCCTACGGTCTCAATCCACTGACCTCAGGTGGTAGAACCGGACGCATCCCTGTTCCTGATAAACGTCTACTTGACATGCCAATTCCAACTCCTTCCGCAGGAGGGCTCGGCGTTATCAAGAACAAAGGTCAGAACTGGTTTACCAAGTCGGTTGAAAATGCTTTGAAACCGTTGAAAAGAACTACAGGTGCTGCCGATTACGGCGATCCGATAGAACAATACCCTGCAATCAACAGTTGGATCGACGGCCCGCTTACAAGCTACATCAAGAATTTAATGGCGACTCCGGAGGATCCGATTCGCCTGCGTGCAGACAAAATGGCCGCTGCGGCGAAAGCACGATATGACAAAGCGGTTGCAAAATCACAACATCCTAACGACATTAAACGCGCTCAAGAACGTTACGAAGATGAAATGTCGGGAGTTTTGCACGCAGAACCCCCAGAAGAAAAGTTAATCACAGGTCTTCGCTCAGACTCGGGTTTTCCAGAAGAAGGTTACGCTAATACCGAACTAGGTAAACAATGGGAAACATTTACAGATAATAATATAAACCCTCTTACAGCCGGAGAACGAAGACTGAATAGTGGTGGAGACTTTGACAAAGGTTTTCCGGAATTGAGCATGTTGTCAGATGAAACGCCTGTTTATCAACTGTACAATAGAATAGGGTATTCAGGTTTCGACCACCTCATCGACGAAATCGGTAACGCACTCAACCCGACAAGCGACCTTCCTGCCAATCTTCGTCTGACCCCTGAAGACCTCGCAAATCCGCGCAGGAATTCTATGGAATCAATGGTTGACATGGTTGCCAAAATCAACCAACATCGTCGCCGCATGGCAATCGAAGCAGAAAAGAAATCCAACGAAGCGATTCGCGACTATCCCGATTGGAACGTCGTAAAAGAATACCCCGATGGTTATCGCATGGTGCGCCTCCCTGACGTTGCAGATTCTGAAGAAGCTTTTAAGATCGGTAAAGCATGTGGTGAAAAGAACGGTTGGTGTACGAAGGATGACGACGCGTTGATGCGGTACGGATCAAGGGGATCACGTCTCAATCTTCTACTCGATCCTGACGGAAAACCCATTGCTCAGGTGGAAACGGGAAGGATCCCTCATATAGACTACGATTCATTTTCAGATTCAGAAGTAGAACTGTTTAGAGATAGTTGGCCTTATCCGTATGATAGACCCCGTGGCATACACACTAATGAAGAATACGAATACTACGCCGACGGCACTTATGACGCTGTTAGAGAACTTTTTCCTGACAGAATTCAATACCCAGACCCAAGGCTCAATATCAAGCAAATCAAGGGTAAGTTCAATCAAAAACCGAAAGCCGAACATATTCCGTATCTTCAAGATTTCGTGAAGTCTGGTAATTTCTCGGATATTAGAGAATTGGGTAATGTGGATATGTACGATATGAAAGAACTTGGTTACTTTTCTAAAGAAGACTTTTTATCAGATCCAGGTTTCAACAATTACATGCTAAAACGTGCTGAAGACTCTGGTGAAGATTTGAATTCGTTACTTTCTAGAAGTGGTAATGATATCAGTACTTATTATCGTAATTGGAAAAAGTTTGGCGATGAAGATTAAACTCACCGCTTGCATAACCTCAAAAATGTGCTAAACTGAGCCAATAATCAATCAGGACTCTTCATGATTCAGCAACCTCAATTAGATCTGCAGCAAGAGTTCCTTGTTGATCCAACGGATCAACCTGAAGATCCGTTTGAGGATATCATCGAGGAAGACGATGGCTCGGCCATTGTGCCGATGCTTGATGAACTGTTTCCTCCTGCGTTTGATGAGAATCTGGCAGAACAACTCCCTGAGAAATTCCTTGATAATCTTGCTCAAGATTTACTTGAGAAGATTGATAACGACAAGATTGCTCGTAAGCGTCGTGATGAACTCTATGAAGAAGGTATCCGTCGTACAGGTCTAGGTAACGACGCTCCTGGTGGTGCTCAGTTCCACGGTGCAAGTCGTGTCGTACATCCGGTCATGGCTGAGTCATGTATTGACTTCGCTGCTCGCGCAATTAAAGAACTGTTCCCCGCGACTGGCCCGGTAAAAGTTGAAACAGAATCACTTGTTTCACCTGAACTTGAGACGCAAGTCAAACAACTTGCGTTATGCTTGAACAATCAGTTTGTTCATGAGATTCCAGAATATCGCTCCGTACAAGAACAGGTTCTTACTCAGCTTCCTCTCGGCGGCAGTCAATATGTCAAATTCTCAGTAAACGAATCTGATGAAAAGATTGACGTAGAATTTGTTCCAATTGACGATGTCTTCATTCCATACAATGCGCCGAACTTCTATGCAGCAAGTCGTCAAACGCATCGGCAATATGTTTCACAAGATACCTACGAAGAGCGTATAGAAAACGCGACATATCGTGATCTTCGTATTATCGCCGCAATGGGTGACCCTGAGCGCAGCGATACCGCTTTGGCAAACGACCGAATTGAGGGTAAAGACAGTTCGGGAATGAATGAAGATGGTGATCGCGTCGTTTACGAAGTCTACCTGAAACTTGCGATTAAAGACGATGATTTCACCGGTGGTCGTAAGTCACCTTATATCGTTGCAATTGATGAATATGAAAACAAGGTTGTTTCTATTCGTAGGAACTGGGAAGAGCAAGACGAGAAACGTAGAACTCTCCAGTGGATCGTAGAAGACATCTTCATACCTTGGCGCGGTGCTCAAGGTATCGGTCTTCCTCATTTGATCGGTGGTCTTGCCGGTGCTGCGACAGGCGCTCTTCGTGCACTTCTTGACAGCGCACACATTAACAATGCGCCGACATTGTTGAAGCTCAAAGGTTCGCGCATCAACGGGACAAGTCAATCGGTTGCCGTTACTCAAATTGCAGATATTGAAGGTCCGGTCGGTATTGACGACATTCGCAAATATATCATGCCGATGCCGTTTAACGCACCTTCTCCAGTCCTCATGCAGTTGTTGGGATGGTTGACCGATGCTAGTAAAGGTGTTGTCAGCACTGCCAGCGAAAAGATTGCAGATGCGACTTCCAACACTCCTGTAGGAACTGTTCAGGCTTTGATTGAACAAGGTGCTGTGATTTTCTCCAGCATCCATGCTCGTTTGCACTTCAGTCAAGCCAAGAAGTTTGACATCGTACTGCGTATTCTCAAAACCTACTTCCCGCAGAAGTTGCAGGAATACGGTCTTGATCCGCAAATCGTTACGATGCGCGGCGTGCATCCTGCCAGCGATCCTCGCGTGTTCAGCGAAGCACAACGATTCGCTCAAGCGCAAGGTGTTCTTCAATTGGCAGAGAAAGCGCAACAAGATCCTCGCGTTCAGTACAATATGTATGAACTGCATCGGTCTGTATTGTCGCTGATGAAAGTTGACAATCTTGATCGCATCCTTCCTCCGCCGCCGAAGTCAGAACCTCAAGATCCTGCTGCAGAATTGGTATCCATTATCAACGGAAAGCAGGTGATCACTGTTCCAGAAATGGATCATGCAAGCCACATCCTGGTTCACCTTGCGTTCTTGAAAGACCCGATGTGCGGTGGTAATCCGATCATGGTTCCTATTACCGCAAAGGTTTTGGAGCATTTGAAAGAGCACATTGCACATTTCTTTGCTGCACGCCTACAGATGGCCGCGCAGCAGGGGCAACAGCAACCCGGAGCAATGCCGGGTATGCAACAGCAAGGCCCACAAAGCTCGCCACGCCCTGAGCAACTGATGGTTCAGGCTTCTGAAGAGATAATGCAAGTTGATATGGCCTTTGCAAGCGAAGCATTGACTGTAATTGAAGAAGTTGATCAATTCGTTCGTACCGTCATGATGGGCCAGAATCCTGAAATGGAAATGGTAAAAGTTCAAGCTGAAGCACAGCAACAGGCACTCGAACTTCAGTACGAAAAGCAAGAAAGCGATCTTCGTATCAAGATGATGCAAGAAGAGAATCGCCAGAATCGCACTGCGTTTGAACAGATGCTTGATCAGCGTAAGCAAGAACATGACGAAATGGTTGACCAATTGAAACTTCAACAAGATAACGCTGAAGCTAATTTGGCGCAACGGGTTGAAATGCTGAAGAACGAGATGGACAATCAGCAGAAGCAAACAACCGAGCTTCTCAAGAATCGCGATGACAATCGCACTGCTTTGATTATTGAGCAGATGAAGTTGGCGATGACTGAGATCAAGCCTGTTGATCAAGAACCGGATGATAAGAAATATCTTAAGGAACTTGAAAGTGTCCTTGAAAAAGCTAAGAACGCACAAGTGTCTGATCAAATGTCATTGATCATGGAGGGTCTGAAAGAAACGATTTCAGCCTCTCGTGCTCCAAGAACTACAAAAGCTATTCGCGATGAAAGCGGCAAACTGATTGCCGCTAGATCGGAGATAGAATGAAAAACGACGCAGGTTGGATTTTAGTTTACGACGTTAAGGGTCAGTGTTTCAACTGCAAGCACGTCATTGTTGACCACAAGATGGCCGCGTGTGACTGGGGCAGGCATGAGTTTGGCAACGCGCATAACTGCCCCGTGTTTCGGATGGAGGGTGAATGAAACCCATCACCCTAGCCGACTACTTCGCGGGCTACAAAGACCACAAGGGCGTCACGCCTGAGATACGGTCACGCGCGGCGATGCTGTTGACCCACGTCAACGCGTTCCTGCTGGAGCTGTGTGAAGACGGCCAGTGCGACTACGACATCAACCCGATCACCGCATCGATGATCAGCGGCGTGAAGAACGGCGGCTGGCGTCCGCAGGAGTGTACCGAAGGCGCACCGAACAGCAGTCACAAGCAGGGGCAAGGCATCGACATCTTCGACGCTGACGGCGACCTCGACAACGCTTGCACCGACACGCTGCTGGCGAAGCATGGGCTGTACCGGGAACACCCGGCGCAGACGGTTCGCTGGCTCCACCTAACCACCCGCGCGCCACGTTCAGGGCGCAGGACGTTCTACGCATGATCCAGTCTCTCATCGCCCTTGATCAGTTGATCAACACCCTGATCACGATCAAGGGTGACGGGCGAGGCTTTGCCGACGAGACGATCTCAGCGAGAGTGTTTCGCTGCTACCTGCAAGGGCTGATCAGCGACAAGGCGTATCGATTCATCGATGCGCTGTTCTTCTGGGAAGAGGCGCACTGCTACAACAGTTGGACAGCAGAGCGCGAACGCAGACAACTACCGGGGCACTACAAATGAGCGAAACCTTCAGCAACTGGCTAACTTCATTCTGGGACTGGGTGGATACCCGTGGCGTCATTCGCCGCATCGTCCTGTTCACCGCGATGGGCATGACATTCTGGATTTCCCTTCGCATGACCGAGTTCGTGTTCGCTGCGCTGGCGCTAGGGAAGATCAGCGAGGGCAGCATCGTGGCGGCAATTGGCATGATCACCGCACCCATCGTCGCGTTGGGTGGTTACGTCTACAAGGCATATCTGGATTCGAGGGCGCAATGACATGCTCACGTTCTGGACTTTTCTGCGAAGCCCCGTTGCGAGATACCTTGGCGCTGCTATTGCTCTCGCCGCTGTTGCTTGGGGCGCTTATCTGGCTGTTGATCATCGCGGTTATTCTCGGTGCGAAAGAGATCATGAGTTGGTTGATCTACACGCCGCCGAAGAGGCGCATCAATACCTGCTCGCCGAAGTTAAAAGAGGCGATGCCATCAGCGCAGAACTTGCAAAAACCCAGGGGAAGCTGAATGCAACGAAAACGGAATACCTTGCTTACGCCAATAGCATTCGCGGCCATTGCCCTGGCGATCTCGGGCTGTTCCTCGGCACCGAAACCCTCGCCCCTCCAGCAATGCCCTCAACCCCCGGCGCACTTACTGGTTCCGCCCCTCCCGTGGATGCTGCTCAAATCGCAGCCAACATCGCCGAGAACAGATGGCGGTTTGAACTCAACCGCGCCCAATGCGCGGCCCTTATCAACTGGCACACAGGGAAAAAGGATATGACCCAATGAGTGATGAAGATGGTTTTCGTTTGGAGCAGCACATTGGCACGATCATGCAAATCATGGTCGTTGGCCTGCTGGCATGGTCACTCAAAACAAACGTCGAAATGACGACGCAGATGGGCATCCTTAACGTCAAAGTTGAGGTGTTATCGGCCACGGTGAACCAGGGCACGCAGGATCGCTATCGAGGTACTGACGCGGCAAAGGACTTCGCCAGCGTCTGGTCGCAGTTCAGCCGCTACGAAACGCGCATCGAGAAACTTGAGGCGGCAAGCGCACGATGAGCGAAATCAACCTCCGCCCCGCCTGGCTCATTCGCCTGCTCGATTCGTTCAGCCAGGTGCTAAACGTGCTACTGCTGAACGGCGATGCCAACGAATCGATCTCAGGCCGCGCCTACCGTGAAAACTGGTCCGCAGCCGTGAAAGTTATCGACGCGCTGTTTTTCTTTGACCCCGGCCACTGTCGCAACGCGTATA